GTTCTGGTATCTTGACCCGGTGGCACACTACTTCGAGCGTTGCCTGAACTTCGACCGTGTGATGGTCACATCTACCGCCACCCTGCGTTATTGTCAGGAGCGGGGCATGGACGCCAGGATGATCGGCTTCGCGGCTGACCCTGAACACCATCGCCCGCACCCTGTAGCGCGAGAATATGACTGGATTGCGCTCTGGCACAACTGCGGGGAGCGGATAGAAGTTAGCAACGCCGCGCTTGCCGCCTTCCCTGGCGGGCGGGTATCCTGGGCATCGGGTGAGACGTATTGCCAGTGGATTTCTGCCAGTAAGTGCGCCCTGAACTGGCTGCGGGGCGACATTGTCAATATGCGGGTGTTTGAGGTAGCCGCGATAGGGACGCCGCTGATTACCACCCGACATGAGGACATGGATTATTACCGCTTTGTCGAGGGACAGCACTATTTAGGGTTTACCGGCCTGGACGAAATGCTGGACAAGATCGGGTACGTTCTAGCGCATCCGGGCGAGGCTGAGGCGATGGCGCGCAGGGCGATGGCGTTCGTGCTGGCGAAGCACACCTACTACAACCGGGCGTTGGAGGTGTTTGCATGACGACCACAGTTACCGTTACTCAGCCCGTAAGTGTAACAGTAACTAAAATGTTTGAGTGGTATTGTGTGGACGCCACGAATGGCAACGATGCTAACACGGGCACGACTGCCGATCCCTGGAAGACAATAGATAAGGTCAATTCCAGCACATTCGACATGGCAGATTGTGTGATGTTCAAGTGCGGCGAGACCTGGCGGAAGCAGTTGAATATACCCTCGTCCGGCGCGGCTGGATTACCGATCACGTTTTCGTCTTATGGCACGGGTGACAAACCCAAGATATATGGCTCCAATGTGCCAGCCAGTTGGACACAGGAGAGCGCGCTGTATTACACGGCGCAGACCGTTGACCCGCTGTATATCTGGTTTATCGCCACAGATACCACTATCCACAATGGCAATAAGGTGGCGGCAAAGGGAGACCTGGCCGCCGACTATGATTGGTGGTGGGATGATCCGAATGACCGGCTGTATATCTATGCCGCCTCCGATCCGTTGGCGCGCTATACATCGGTGGAAGTATGCACGCCTGCCCGCACGCGTGGGATATTCTGGACGGGTTCGGGCAACTCAAATATCACCGTAAATAACTTTGAGATTGCATTTATAACTGGCGTTGCATTGGTCGCAAGAGGCGATAATTGGATTATAACTAATAATCATATCCATCATTTAGGCAACCAGGCTGGCGGCCATTCTTACGGGGTCGAGTTACAAACCGGTATCAATAGCTATGTAGGATATAACACTATTTACGAAATGTACCGCGCTGGTATCTATGTGGTGGCGTCCTACACACCGTACATCAGCACGGGCCATATCGTTGAGCATAATACTGTCTACAACTGTGCGGCTGCTCTATTACTGGCAAATACAGAAGCATTAACCGACACGTTTACAACAACAATAATCAGATATAACCACTTCTACCACGAGGCGGGTTACTCCATAGGTGCTGGTAATGGTTATGGTATTGATTTAGTCGGTCAATCTGGACACGTTTTAGACGGTTATCAGATTTACTATAACGTTGTCTATTCCCAGAAAAGGGCAATTAATGTTTATGACTACGCAACCAATATCATAGTTTACAACAATACGATTAAGAGTATTTCCGGTATTGCGGGGCTGTATGTCTCAGGGACAGGGACGAGCGGGATCACAATTAAAAATAATATCGTCCTGGATGCGGCGACTTATGGGTTAGATATTCTGGATAGCACCGCAATAACAGCCTGTGACTACAACCTGTGGTACTGCCCGACAGGGACGGTTTATGCTGTGGTAAACGGCAGTAGTTATCACTCTAATGATTTCGCCGCCTATCAAGCCGCAACAGGTTTCGACACTAACGGGAAGTGGGAGAACCCCGTTACAGTATCGGCGTCTGATTTGCATTTGCAAACCACCAGCCCTGCCAAAAATGCAGGCGTGAACGTTGGATTATCGTTGGACTATGACGGTATAACCGTGCCACAGGGCGCGGCTCCAGATATGGGTGCGTATGAGTATCACTAATGGCAATCGCTAAAGTTCAAGGTCCACCAGCACCAGGATTCGGAACAACATCTGGAACTTCATCATTTGCGTCTACGCCAACGCAAGGAAATCTACTCATCGCGTGGTTGAGTTGTACTTCATCAACAGCGGGGATTTCCAGCGCTGCTATTGCCGGATTTACTAACGCCACCTCTGGTGTTGAGGGGACGGGGAATGGGTTTGCATCTATATGGTATAAAATTGCCGGTGCGTCTGAACCTACTGACGTATCATTCACACTAGCGGGCGGGGCAGGGGCGAATTTATATATCGAAGAATGGACGGGCATTTCTTCGCCAATCCTAGACAAGATAGCCAAAACAGACGATGCAGGCAGCGCGGTTAGCGCGAGGTCGTCTGGTACAACCGCCACTACAACAGCAAGCGAAGAACTGGCAGTAGCTTGCGTAGCGTTCGGTAATAACACTACAGCTCAATCCTGGTCTAATTCATTTACGGATGAATTTAGCCCCGATACTAGCCCCATCGCTGGCGCATCATTAATTTTATCCTCAACCGCCGCAATCGAAACAACCCTATCATGGACAACAGCCCGGCGTACAGGCGGGTGTATTGCCACGTTCATGGCGGCTGCGGGGAGTTCGTCTAGTACGTCATCCAGTTCCACAAGCTCAAGCTCCACGACCTCATCGTCAACAACCAGCAGTAGCACGACGAGTTCAAGTACCACCTCCAGTTCTACCACGTCGAGTTCAACAACGTCATCTAGTACGACAATTTCGTCAAGCTCAAGCTCGACTTCAATCAGCGGGTCAAGCTCATCCACTTCCAGTAGCACGACATCAAGCTCCACGACTTCCAGTTCCACGACCTCATCAAGCACATCTGAGAGTTTTTCTTCTAGCACCTCATCTTCAACCTCGACCAGTTCGTCAACGTCCAGCACGAGTTCGTCAAGCTCGACCTCGATTTCATCCAGCTCGTCGTCGTATTCGTCAACATCAACTTCAAGCTCATCGTCTATTCCTGGCTCGTCGTCATCGTCAACAAGCTCAAGCTCCACGACATCAAGCAGCACAACGTCATCCAGCACAACAAGTAGTAGCACGACAAGTAGCAGCACCACATCATCGTCAACGACTTCGAGTTCAAGTACAACCTCGTCAAGCACATCCAGCAGCAGCACCACGTCCAGCTCGACTACCTCCAGTTCGACCACGATTTCGTCTAGCTCCAGTACATCCAGCTCTAGCTCAACCTCGATTTCGTCCAGCAGCTCATCCACCTCGATTTCGTCATCCAGCTCCAGTACCTCGATTTCATCCAGCTCAAGCACGTCCAGCTCAAGTACAACCTCGTCAAGCACGACGTCATCCAGCACCACATCCAGCTCAACGACGAGTTCAAGTACCACGTCAAGCTCGACCACCAGTTCAAGCACGACGATTTCGAGTTCCAGCTCGTCTTTCTCGATTTCGTCCAGCTCATCCAGCTCGTCTATGACGAGCTCAAGCTCGTCGATTCTATGGCCACCGATCAAGGCTGCAAATCATGCAGAGGTTGTGCTATTTCAAGATAAGCGCGAATATGTAAAAGGTCGATAATTATGTCACTACCATCCAAAGACCCCAACTCAATCGAACCCTATTTCATCATTTGGTGTGGCGAAGGCGGCATCAACACCGGCGGAGTGACCGATACTGGAGAGCTACAAGGCGCGACGATCAGCACAGTGGCCTGGACGGTCCAAACGGGGATTACTGAGGTTACCCATAACCAGCAGAGCGTCACCATCCACGGGGTTGTATATGCGGCGAACACCGTGTGTACCATCTGGCTCTCGGGTGGCATAGACGGGGTTGATCATGAGCTAAACTGCCGGATCACGACCAGCGACAGCCGGACGTTGGATAAGGCGATCACGATCTCGGTGAGGGCGAAGCCGGTCACGATATTGAGCCAGGCCGAAGCTGCCACTGTTCTCAGGTGCGAACAGGATGATCCGAATATGATTGATTTGCTGCCATTGGTGGACGGTTATATCCAGATGGCGACCGGAAGGGATTGGAGCCAGGATGTGCGGATCCGGCCTGAGGCTAGAGCAGCGGCCAGGATGTTGATTGTACGCTGGCACGAGGATCCTGGCGGGATGGCGTCCGGCAGCGCCCTGGGTTATGGCCTGGCAGCAATCTTGACGCAGCTCGAAGCCCTGGCGCTGAAACTCGCAACGACTGGCACGCCGGATGAGCCGCTGGCCATCCTCTCTACCAACATCGATGGCTACATGGCAGTGGGCGCCAGCTTCGTGCTGGTTTTCAATCATAAAATGGACGCAAGCTCCACCTCACTGGTAACCCTGGAGGAGGTTGATCTGAGCCCGGTTACTGCGACCAACACCCTGGATGCGACCGGGAAGATCATGACCATTACTCCAGCCGCGGATCTGGACCCCGCCACGAGCTACGTCATCGAGATTGACTACGCTCCAGATATTTACGGACAGACGATTTATCGTGAAATTTCTTTTGTAACGGCTTGAATGATGATTTGCGTGCAAACATGGAACTAAACGGCAAAGTAACCAACCCGGGCGAGCTGAGGACCAAGATCACTCTGCAAGCGCGCACAGTGAGCGCGGATGCGGGCGGCTTCGAGAAGCCCACCTGGTCCACGATCGCTGAGGTGTGGAGCAAGTGGGTTGGCGTGCATGGCTCGGAGGCCTGGACGGCGCAGTCGGTGCAGGCTGAGCAACCGGCGACGGTCACCATTCGATACAAATCCGGAATTGATACCACCTGCTCAGTGCTGAAAGGTCTGGAGCGATTCGAGATCGTCTCGATCGACGACATACGCGAACATCACGAATATTTAGAGCTGAAGGTGCGACAAATTAGGAGCGGCTGATGGCAGTTAAAACCAGGATCACAACCAAGGGCTTCGAGGAATATTTGGAAGCGCTGGCCAAAGCAGGCCAGAATATCGACGCCATTGCGGATGAGGCCTTGCTCGCCGGCGGAAAAGTCCTGCTGGCCGGGATGGACCGGCGCGTTCCAAAGGACACCCACAACCTGGAGCAGCACCTGGTGGTTGACGGACCTCACCAAGATGGCAATTTCCATTACGTGGAGGTCGGGATCCCGGCAACGGCCGATGCAAACACCGCCCGTTATGGCAACGTGCAGGAATATGGCTCGGCAAACACGCCGGCGCAGTCCTACATCAGGCCAACCCTGGATCACGATATGAGCAAGGCGCGGGCAGAGATGAAGAAAGTGTTCGTCGAAAAGGGAGCTCTTTAGTGAATATAACCGGTATAGACTTCCTGATCATCTTCTTCCTTACGATCATCGGCTCTTTCCTGGTGGCGATCTTTATTCACGTCAAAACTAAAGGGTTTAAGCTATGACCAAAGCGTTGGATAGTGGTGCGTATCATCTGGATGGAGAATATCATTATGTGGATGAATCCAAAGAAGGGGCTTACTTCAATGGTGTAAGTTCCCACGTTGATTATTACTCGGCTGGATTGGTAACTCACTATGTCGGTGACGAGACGACGATTATCTTCAGGGCTAAAGGTGACAATCCTTCTATCTGGACAGACGGACAGTCTCATATATTGTTTGCAATGCAGCTTTTCGATCCCATTGGGTGGGGTTCGGGCGATATATTGATTTATAAGGACACAGTAAATAACCAGATTGCATTTCTTTTCCTTCTTGATTCTGGTGCTTACTTTTTACACACTGTGCCATTTAATAGTCTGTCGTGGTTCACGACTGGTATGACGTTCTCTCAATCTGCTAATAACTTAA